GACATCAGGCCCGCGCACTTCCAGGGAGGAAACACTCTTGCGGTTTTTAGACGCAAGAGTCAGTTAAGCCAGCGGTGTCGGGCCGCCAGCTATTCGGTTCAGCCTTCCACGTATTCCATGCGGTTCATGATGACGTGGGCATTGGTCAGAGTATCGATCGAGGCGGTAAAGCCGACGCCAAGCATGACATCAGCATTCTTGCCAGACACCGATGTGTCGCCACCTTCACGGTACGTGATGCGCGGCGCCTCGAAGATCACGGTTTGATTGTTTTTCGAAACACGAGAGTTCAGTGATGACGGTGTCCCGTTGAGAAACTTGTTGTAAACCGTCAAGTTCCCGAAATAGTTCGACAGATTGCCAGTGACTGTGCACTCACCAGCTTCAATATTGACCGGTGACTGCTGACTAATGTCTTCAATGGTTCTCAGATTGTTGTTGATCGTAATCTCGAAGCCATCAACCCAGCTCGGACCACTGACAGCCTGACCGGCTTCACCGATACGGTTGATGTTGGAGTGTGCCGCCATCACCGCATTTGTCGTCTGAGGATCTGGTGTCGCATCGATCGAAACCGTTCCGGCAGCTGCAGACATCCCCTTGTAGGAAACCTCCATTGTGACCGGAGCGTTTTTCGACTTTGACACCTTGAAGGTGTCAACAACTTGACCAAGATAAGTCAGATAGCTTGGCGTCTGCTGGCCCATGAAACCTTTTTCAATGGTCTGCGAAATCGTGGCGATGCCATTCTTAATGAAATCGCCATGCCAGACCTTGATTGTTTTTGTCGCACCGGCATCGACCGCCCAGCCAGCAGGCAGGTTGTCAAGTGTCAGCGCCGTTGCCGTGAACGCAATGATGCGGGCGTAACCGTTGTTGGCTGCCGTTGCGAATTGATCACCAGCAGCAGTGCCGCCCACCTTTACCCATTGACCGACCTGAAGACCGAGCGTGGTGAAGTTCAATGCAGTAGATGCAAGTCCGATTGCCGTTGCTGTGATGTCGCCAGCGGCACCTTGGAACCCTACAACTTTCATGCGCGCTTCGGCAGGTGGTGCGGCTTCAACAGCCAAGCCACCACCTGTAAATGTTGGAGCCGTTGCCGATGCTGCAGTGCAGCGTTTGACGCCGTTGTTGCCTGGTACTGCAAACCCAGTGAAGTTGACCAAGTGGCCGATCTGGAATGTGTCACCAGTTATAACTGTTGCCACAGTGGCAGAGATATCTGTGATCACGGAATCGGCGACACCGTCATTGTAGCGCGTCGGTGTGTTGGTCCATGGGTTGAACATCGCAGATTCGATATCAACGCTAAAGGGACTGTCCATCACTGGATAGCTGAACTCACCATTGATGCCGCCGCCGCTGTTTTTAATCATCGCAAAGGGATCTGCGTTCATGCGATCAGGGCGGATTTCGTTGCTGTCACCGTAGCTCGGGACTGCTTTAAGCGTTTCCGCCGTGAATCGGCGCGTCCGCATACGTGGCGAACCTGGGGTGACGCCCAAAGTAACCTCTTTGACAGAAGATAGGCGAACGCGATTGGTTGTTGTCATTGGTGTAGCTCCTTAGTCTTTCGATTTGGTCGGTTTGGCGGCAACAGGTTGTGGTTTTTCGATGTGGCCAAGCTCTTGGCGCTCCTCGAACGTCAAGGCACCGTCAATATCAGCTGGGCCCACCAGATCACCTGCTGCAAATTTTCGGGTCGGTGTTTTGAATTCGACCAAAACTTTAGATTTTTCCATGTCACTTCTCCTCAAGCATCCCAATGACGCCATTCAATGCTGACCGGCAGCACAGAACTGCCGCCGCCGTCATTGTTCCAAGCATCGGAATCAATCTTGGCATCCCCGAACTCCAGATTCTGATTGGCGAGCAATCGCTCTCCCCTGAAGAGGTTGGCCAAGGCCTTCGCGGCCCCGCTGGCCTGCGTAAAAGACGGCGCATCTGTTCCACGTGGAACAACAAGGTAAAGCCAAAGCATGCCGGCGTTATCCCAGCGATTGTCTTTCTGCTCGCCCGCGCCGATCGAAGTCTGGCCATAAAATGTGCCGTGCAACTCGACCTTGACGAATGATTCCGCACCTTGTGGCTCATATTCGTCCAACGGGTACTGGATGTAGGTATGGGGCCAGCTGGTGTCCAGATGCGCCTTAATGGCATCGAATACCGGATCATTAAAAGTCTCGATGCCCATTGGCTAACTTCTCATTTCCAAACGAATTGACGGATAGGTCATCACGGACCCGGCACGAGTATCTCGGCGCAGTTTTTTGCGAGACTGAGGTCTGATGCCTCGACTGAACACCCCTTTCAGGATGTAGCCGTTGGGATGCGTGATCATCGTGGCCTTGATATCAAACGTGTTGGCGAAGCGCCGCTTCATCGTCAGCGTGCAGTCCTCGACCACACCAGGTGGCACCGACATCCGCATGAAGCCGACTTCAATCTTTCTCGAATAGGGTTGGTTGTTGGTCAGATAGACAACAGCACCAGATGGAAGCCTGTCGAAATCCGTGACGTGCCTGCCGTCCACCATAGCGAACCATGAACTCTTGTATCGGCCGCTGCGCTCCGGAGATCTCTTGACCAGAGCCTCGATGCCGAACTCGATAATCTCTCGCCACCAGTTGAAGATGTAAACAATTGGACCCGGCGGCACGACGCTTTCCTCGGCGGCACCAAAGCGACCGTTGACGTAGCGTTCATAGATATCACTGCCTTCTCCGTTGCGGATGACTTCAGAAAGCGATCGCTTCGCAAATGAGGCCAGCTCCTTGGCAACATTTTCAGGCGCGATATCCTGTGTCGCCAAAAATAGCTGGCGATTGATTTCCTTGAGATTGAGACGTGCCATCAGACGCCGCCGACGGCACCCTTTAAGTAAAGATTGACGCGAACCACAACATTATCGATCACGACTGGATCAGGCACCTCAACGCGATACCTCTTGCCAGAAACTACGGCGACATCGCCTTTGCGAGGCACAGCATTGTCTTCGAGGTACGGCGCCGAACTTACCGTTCCGGCAAACCATCCCGTCGCCCTGATCTGGGTCATCGACATGTGCATTAACAGATCGTCGACTGTGTTCCCGGATACCAGTTCGTCGGGTCTATCCTTGATGTTCTTGCGTGCCCGAACTGTCACAGATATCCCGTTGCGCATCAGCGTTATATCTTGGCCATGACGCGCCAGACTGGCATCAAGCCTTGCGATGTGTTGTTCGGCGCTCATCTTAGAACCGATAGGACACGTAGGGAGCGATCAGCATTTCGACATCAGGAGGCAACTTGCCTTCCTTGTTCAGCCCGCCGACCCAGTAATCAATGGTGTCAACACCAGGCACTTCGATGCGCTTCATCATGGGGTCACGCGATGTGTTGTAATAGAGGTGCGAAACCAGTGTGATGCAGGCCCGCTCCAGATCGTAGGGCAGTTCCGGCAATAGCTCGTAGCCACCGATGTAAACGATTTGAATTTTGCTGGAACACCAATTCGACAGAGTGCCCGAGGAAACGGGGAGCAAGAGCGCCTTCTGTTTGTCATAGGCATAATCTGCTGCAGCCACCAATACACCATCACCATGGACCGTTGTCACCGACTGCACTGGATACCTGTCCAAAACGATATCTCGCATCGGGCGATCCAAAAATACAGTTTGCTTTACGGTTTCCTTGGCGAAGACGCGGTCACATCTCGATGAAATCGCATCGCTGGCTTGTTTGATCCAGTTCTGAAGTCTGGTGTCGAAGGCAGAGCCAGCAATCCCCAGCTGTTCCTTGACGTTTGCTAAGATCGTGAGATCCAAACTTGCGGCCGGCGTTATGACTTCAAGCGTGCTTTGCATTTCTTACCTTGCTTGGGCGTCCGGCCGAAGTGGCCTGGTCGCACCTTCTGTTCGATGGCCTCGATTTGTAGACGCCGCAGCAGCCTGACGGGCTGCAGCTGGATTTATTGCTGCGCGATCAAGCGCGGGCTGCCCAGCGCCGCGCGCCAGAGAAGCCTGCGCTGCAGATCGGTCCGCACTTGCCGCAAGAGCCCCGCGGCCACTACTTGGCTGTTGAGATGGCCT